AAGGTATCACAACCAGGTTTATCCAGAGCTTCCTTAACTTCTTGAGCAATCATCCCGTGCATAACAGCATCAAGATTCATATTATTATTTTCGCTGTATTCATCCCACTCTTCGGGAAACTCATTTGAAGGTTTCCACTGATGAGTAACGGTTCTTAAGTTATTTATAAACTCAAGACCTAGCTCATCATCCTCAATGTTTCGTTTTTTACGTCTATCAGAGGTTCTTGTCCAAGTAGCGTCTGTATCAAATTCGTTCTGGATAACATTTGATGTTTTTCCAATCGTAACTTGAGAATCTTCTCCTCCGCTTATGCTATTTCCGATGACAATTTGAGAAACAGCCCCTACAGCCGAAACATCAGCAGAATAGCCGACACATGTATTGTTATTTCCGGTGGTAATTAAATCTCCAGCATAGTTCCCTAGAGCGGTGTTATTTCCCCCCGTAGTTACTGCACCCAGAGCATCAAAGCCTACTCCCACAGTATGCGACGCTGTTGTGTTGGCATCACATGCACCATACCCGACAGCGACACAGTGCACTCCAGAGTCATTTGCGGACAGAGCAAAAACGCCCACGGCGGTGTTATTGGTTGCTGTAGCTTGGGCATCCATAGCAGCATAGCCGATGGCAGTATTGCCAGCACCAGTAGTGCAAGTCGCTAGAGTGTTATAGCCCATTGCGGTATTGTAGTTAGCCTCAGTATTAGCAACGAGCGCATAATATCCCGCTGCGACGTTGCCGGACCCGGTGGTGTTGCCCAAGAGCGCTGCATAGCCCATTGCGACGTTGTAGTCACCGTCGGTGTTGGCTGAGAGCGAATAACCTCCCACTGAGGTGTTGAGAGTGCCAGTGGTATTGGCATCGAGTGCATAAGCTCCCACTGCGACGTTGTAGTTAGCGGTGGTATTGGCATAGAGCGCTTGAACTCCCACTGCGACGTTGTTGCCACCGGTGAGGTTGGTATAGAGCGCATTACGTCCCGATGCGATGTTGTCGGCACCGGTGGTGTTGGTAAAGAGCGCATTAGTTCCCAACGCTACATTACCATCCCCTGTTGTGATAGCCGTTCCCGCATCACTACCCACAACTACGTTGTAGTTGCCCCCGGATTCAATGGAGTTACCTGCATTGACACCAATCCGAACGTTACTAGTTCCTGCTGAAGCAGTGATAATATCCGCGCCATCGGCAAAGGTGACGTCTGCTGCAAAGTTAACAGCGCCATCGACATCTACTGCGTCTAGGTGTGCAGTGCCATTTATGTCTATATCCCCTGAAATATCAAGTTCAGTAGCAACAATTTTATTATTAAAGGTTGCAGCACCTGCATCACTCATATCCAGTGTTAATGCAGTAATCGCACTACCGCCATCATCACCTTTAAAAATAATATCTTTATCTTGTACACCGGAAGTAATAACAGCATCACTAGAACTATTAGTGAAGGTTAATATTGCTGTGCCACCGTCTTTAAAGATTACGTCAGCACCATCAGCATCTAATATAATATCTCCAGCAGAATCTAAAGTAATTGTAGTACCGTCTGCTTCAAAAGTTCCATCGGCTGTTATAGTTATATTGGCTGCTGCGGCTGCGGCATCTGTCGTAACAATACTAAGTGTTCCGTTTGTTCCAGCAGTAAATACCGCAGTATCACTTGACGAGCCTGTCATTGTTACTACCTTGCCGTCAATAGCAACATCATCTACGGTCAGTGCGGTAAGAGTTCCAAGTGAAGTTACATTGCCTTGGGCAGCAGTTGCGAGTGTGCCAGCTATAGTTCCGCCAGAAACATTTATACCAGCACTAAATACTGGTATTTGATTCATAGTGACTACACCGCCGGATGAAATAGCTATAGCGTCTGTATCGCTTGCCGAACCGATATTACCAGCATTAGGAATAATAAGTGAACCAGAGGCACCATTTAGAGTTAAAACACCTGTCGAACTCAACTTCATTTTTTGTGCGGCTGTTTCACTTGCCCCTGTTGCAAAAATTAATGAAGTAGCATTACTAGTTGAGCTAAAATCCCCTTCTGAAAGTGCTGATATTTCTGCTCCAACAAGTTGCGCGTCACCCGTAGAGCCTTCATCTGGCGCTTGAAAAAATATTCGTCCAAGATAATCATTAAGAGCTATATCAGTTTCACCTGTTTGTAAGGTTAAAATTAGTGCCTTATCGTCTGCATCCGTGACTTGTTTTATATTTAATCCTTGATCAGCAACGTGCGTGATGGTGACATCTTGGTCATCACCAAAATTAATTACTGCACCATCAGCAAGAAAGAGATCACTAAACTCTAATGCAGTTGTTCCTAATGCTGCACCATCACTTGCGTCAGGAACAAAAGCTGTCGATGCAGTAATTGTTGTACCTGTAAGAGTTGTCACGGTTGCAGCGGCTGCTGTTCCACTTCCTAAAATACCATCTAATGTTCCAGTAAATCCCGTTGCTGTAATTTGGTCGGTAGCAGTGATGGCGTCTACAAATAAATTTGCCCAGCGAACACCTGTTGTTCCTAAGTCATCTGTAGAATCCGTGTCTGAGACTACATTCCCGCCATGAGTGGTGACGCCGTGTAGGGTAGAAGCCCCTGCAATATCAATAGCACCACTAATATCTAATGTAGCTGCATCTAGTTCACCCGATATTGTAAGTAATCCACTTGAGGGATTATAAGTTAATCCTGTATCTGTCTCTAATCCTTGAGTTCCTGTAGCACCATCTACAAATGTGGGGTATACAGTTTCATCTGTTGAATTATTAGCTGAAGCAGTAATACTTGTTGCTAGATCAGCAGTACCAGTTACATCTCCTGTTATATCTCCTACAAAAGCCGTAGAAGTAATTGACGTTGCACCTGTAACTACTCCCGCATCTATACTAATTGTGCCGTCTAATAAAATCGCAGAGCCAGAAGCAGGTTCAATATTAATTGCCGCGCCGGAATCTAAAGTTAAAATACCTGCCGAATCAATATCTACTGTACCGTCTGCTGTGATTTGAACATTCGCTGCCGCCGCTGCCGCGTCCGTTGTAACAATACTTAATGTCCCGTTAGTTCCTGCAGTGAATACTGCGGTGTCACTTGCTGAACCTGTCATTGTAATAACTTTACCGTTTAGATCAATATCATCTATAACAGCTTGAGTTATTGCACTGTTTGTTCCTAATGTCGCTCCGTCGATAGAACCACCATTAATATCAATCGTACTAAAAGTATCTATTGCACTTTCAAAATAAGTTTCAAAGTCAGTAAGTGCAACTTGCTTCATAGTTCCTGCATCATTTACTACAACCCTATCTGCATCTGCAAGAGTTGTGCTAGTGGCGCTTGTATCACCATCTATAATATTTAGTTCTGCTGCGGTGCTTGTAACACCGTCAAGGATATTAAGTTCCGCTGCGGTGCTTGTAACACCGTCAAGGATATTTAGTTCTGCTGCGGTTGACGTTACTGCTGTGCTTCCTATTACTAAGCCACTTGCGGGTACAACGACTCTAGCAGCACCACCAAGAATTAAATCATCTGCTGAAGTATCCCAGAGCATGTATGCACTTGCAGTGTCACCAAAGAACTTAACGTCATATCCAGTATCATCTACGCCTACCGTAACTGTAGCGTCAATCTGAACGGCTCCATCAATATCTACAATATCTAAATTAGTAGTGCCATCAATGTCAGCATTACCACTAATGTCCAGTGTAGCTGCATCTAGTTCTCCTGATATAGTAATATTAGTACCACCAGTTATTGCACCATCCATTGCAACAGCACCATTAATATCTATTGTAGTTGCAGTTAATTCTATTTCAGTATCACTTACAAGGTCTAATACGCCGTCTGCACTTTGATAAATATAAGTACCGCTATCACCAAACTGTAGTTGGTCGGTACTAGAAAGAAGTATTCCTGTATCTGCAACATGCGTGATGGTGACATCTTGGTCATCACCAAAATTTATAACTGCTCCATCGGCTAAGAATAAATCTGAGAACTCTAATGCGCTTGTTCCGAGTGCAGCGCCATCAGATGCGTCAGGTACAAAAGCGGTTGTCGCAGTTATTGTAGTACCTTGAATAGTGCTAGAACCTGTTAAAGCTCCTGTAACTCCTAATGTACCAGCAACTGTAGCATTGACATCGACATCTAAAGTATCAATATGGGCTGTACCATCTATAAATAAATCTTTAAATTCTAACGAAGATGTTCCTAAATCTATATCGTTGTCTGTAACTGGTGAAATAACACCATCAGATATTCTAATTTGTTCTACTGCACTTGAAGAAACTTGTACAAAAACACCCCAACGGTTATTTGTGCTATCTGCTACGATCTTATTTAGAAAATCTTGATCACCTATTGAATGAACATTACCACCTTCACCAGCAGTTCCATCATGTTGATGTCCCGTAGTTCCAGATGAAGCATAGGATAAAGAAGTTAAAAGCTGATTATATTCGTCATTAAATAATGCCGCTGTAATAGTATCGCCATCTGAAAATGAACTTTGTCTTGTGTATGCCGTTCCCATTCACTATCTCCTATTTGCTGGTGTGTAGTCTACATAAAGGCCATTTATGGCGTAAGGGGGGTTAGAATCGTCTGTTCGTATTCTAAAATTAGAAGTAAACCCAGCGCCCTGTACTGCCTGCCTAACCATTGGATCATTAGTTCCTCCAAAAGTTGAAGTAGCAAAAGTACCTTCTCCAAAAAGAGATGGTAAAGGTATTGCAGAAAGAGTATAGTCTGAAGGTTGAGGTCTATTCGTATCCTCGTAATCATATCTAACTCTTAGTATAGGCTCTGCCGTACCTTCAGGACTTACAGAAATTTTTACATAGTTTATACTTTTCCTAGTTCCAAAATCTCCAAAATCATAATTGGGCGTTTCATAAGTTGCTCTTATATCAGCAGTCGTCCCCGAATGATAAAAAGAATTTCCTGAGTCATGAAGATATACATATCCATCACTATCTCCATGATATATTTTTTCAATACCAGCATAATTAAATCCTGATGTAACTGCTCTACATTGCACTCCTTTAGTTTCTGACCACTCAAAACCGTTAGATGTAAGTGATCCTATAATTCCTTTCGCGCCTGAAGACGCCTCTGAAGTAGTAGTATAAAAAATTCTATATTGAGATTTTTGTCTAAGAACTACACTATCCATTACATAAGTATCAATTTTTTTTGCTATATCATTTATAATAGATTGAATTTGACGGCTTACTGAACTAAGTTCTACGTCACCAATTCTTGCTGTCCCTGCAATAGTTCTTACACCATCTGGACTTAAAAATACTAAGTCGCCTCCAATTTCCTGTATGCTATGATTATCTAAACAACCTACATTTTTAGTTACCGGAGTAACAGCTATTGTTGAACTATTGTTAATATTTTGAAGTTTATAAATACTATTTTTACAAAAAATTACTAAGTCTTCTCGGAAAGATCTAATTCCAATTACTTTATCATCGAGTTTAATTGTGCCTGAACCTGTACTTGTAAAATCATCTATATCACTTGTACCACTATAATAAATTGTATTAGGATTATTACTATCGCCTGCTACAACTAAATGTGTATCATGTATTATACATGTCGTAGGATAAACCGTACCAGACACTGTTATTTCTTTAGCAAAATAAGTGCGGTTACTTAGTACTCCCGTACCCGTCATTTTAAAATAAAAAGGTTTAATGGCTGAAGATTCATCGGTGATTACTAATTCACCATAAATTGAATCGCCTTCGTAAACTGTAAAATTACATTGGTCTTGACTAGTTCTAGCCGCTACAGACCTCCCTGTAAAAGTTGAATAATTATCTCCGCCCCCAGCTACTGAAGCCCTGTTGATTTGCAACCAAGTTTCACCGTCTAGTGTGAAATAAACATTTGTTCCAGAGCAAGCAATTAAGCCATCTGCATAAACAAAAAGACCTAAAATAGGATTAGTACTATTAGGTCGTGCCGCGTCATCACCGCCAAAAGGTGCAAAACCATTAATACGTCTATAGCCCCCATCGGAATCTACTTCAAAGTTTTCAAGTGATGTAGCAACTCCGGGTTGTGCAAGCATTTCAAACTGATTTAAATTAGTATTTAAACCTCCTTTGCACGAAACGCCATAAGGCATTGACTGCGCCATTATACGAACCTTATGCGGTCATCTTTAAAATAATTTGGAGTCGAGTCCATCAAATGTAGTTTCATTGTCTTTAATCCACGCTTATAATCTTCCATTGCAAAAGCAGAATTTTGTGCGTTATCTTTAAACTGATGTACATAATATCTTGCTCTATTTATAAGAACAGGTACATATAAGTCTGGAAAAACTATTTCGTCGCCATGTGCAGATAACTCTGTTGGTAAATTATAAGCATAAAACCAAATACGATATACTTGGTCTGGTATAGGAGACAACCCAAATTTTCTGTTATCGGGGCTTTTAATTACTCTACTTGGCGTTCCTCCCGTGGCTTGATCAGCATCGTCTTTATTCTGTCCGACACGAAAATAATCTTTCCACTCTTCGGTACTCGTATATCTTAAATTACGAACAGTATAGGGCGCACTCTCTCCACTAACGCCCACAGTTGAAAGCAGGAAATTATCCCAATCTACAGATCCATAATCATCTTTAATACTACTAGCGGCTGTTTTTAGCTCATACCAGCGAGTTCCTGCTACAGTTTCTATATATGTATTACCGTACATGGGATCAGTCGCGCCTGATTCTGCAACAGCTAAGAAGGGCCACTGAGGTTCTTCATTAACCATATCAAGATACGCACGGTTAACAAGATCTTTAACGTGTGTTTGAATACCTTTAGAGTCACCAAAATTAGCAGTGGTTAATTCTACTTCATTTAGTTCTCTTAAAAGTTCATTAGATAGTTGCAGATACGTCGTCGCCATTTATTAATATCCTAAAGTTTTCATCCGTTGTTCAGAGTTATATTTCATTCCTTGTTTATGCCCAGAATTATCAAACTTATCTTCTAGTTCAAAAATATTTTGATGGTTTTGTTTACCATCAGGAACTTTTACCATATCAGGCTCTTCACCCAACATACTAAAGTCGAATATCATTGGTATCATTTTATCTTCTCCTTTTCTTTAGTCTCTTTCTTAAAGATCCGATCATAGTTTTCATCGTATTTCTTTTTATCAAAACCTTTACGAAAACGACTTTCTTTACTTACAACTGTTCCAGTGTTCATTACAAAAGGTTTTTGTTCGCTTCCTAGTTGTGGCATCTTAAATTCCTAAAAAAGGCTTGGGGGCCTCGAAAGACCCCCGTACCTAGTTGAAGTTAGTCGATTCCGTAGAATGCTGAAACAAGAGCACCATCCCGTAGAACTTTGGAACCATATACGTGTAGACCACGCACAATGTCACCAAAGCTATCAGGATCACGAATGACTTCCGTACTGGTTATTGTCTGAGCAGTTGCGGTAGACGAAATATGTCCTCCAATACACTTACCAGCCGCGTTGCTAGTAGATGCGATATTGTTGGTTTTATACATATTAAATCCACGTAACTTACCAGAGCTAACTAGACCATTACGGATCGAGCCTTGACCAGCATTATAATCTACTGACAAGAGTTTCGATGAGCTTTGAACAAGCACTTCGTAAAACTCTGGGTTCGCTAGAAACCAGCGACCCTCTTCCGGCACATTCTGCTCGTCAAGAAGACGGGCCATGTGTGAAAGAACATCAATAGGATCATGCTCAGAAGAACCGAAACCGATGTCCAAGTTACCAGTACCGTCAAAAGTACCAGCAGCAAGGTCAGTCGCGCTATCTGAACCTAATATGTGGTTAGGACTCGAAGCGGCTACGCCAGCAAACATGACAGCAATTACGCCCTCATCGAAGGCATCACGCAATGCGTAAGCCGCCGCAGACGTTGCTGTTTCACGCCAGTTGACATGCGACATATTGACTTCAATATCATCAACGATGAACTTGAAAGCATTTGCCGTATCAACAACCAGAGTAATTTCCGCATCGGTTAGTTTAGTTTGAGTTACATCTGCTCCACGTTCATACGTGTAAACAGTAATTGAGGGTTCTTTGATAATTCGTACACTATCACCAAAAGCTGTAATCTCACCCGCATAGTCCGTATTCGTAATTGCTTCCGCTACAGAAGATTTACGAAAAAAGTTTAAGACCTGCTTAGAATAAACTTTAGGTAGAAAGAATGAATTATTTTGATTAGATACAGAGTTACCAAAGTTTCCATCGGTATCCGTACTCTGCTCAAAGAACTGGTCTGAAGCATTATAAGCCATATTATTGACCTCCTAGTTGAGTATTAATTTTTTACTACTCTGCCCTCAGTTATAGCTTGTTGTATTTCATCTTCATACTTATCAAACTGATCTAAGGACATAGCAGCTATTTCCCGTTCAGTCCAAATCTTAGGTTGTTTAGTATCTATAGTTGTCGTTTTAGTCGAAACTATATCTGCCGCCGAACCTTGTGTTTTGGGCTGTGATTTAATTTGAGTTTGCAACCCATGCTCCATTTTAAAAAGATCTATGGCTTTAGAAGCTAATTCAGCATTACTGGAATTATTATAAATCCACTCCTGTATTGCTTCTGGTTGACTCTTTGCCCATTCATGAAACTGATCAGAACCCCGTATGTCCTCAAAATCAGGATGTCGGGCCATTAAAGCAGCTTCTGCTTCCCTTCTAAGTATGTCAACTTCTCTTTGCTGAATAGATTGAAGTTGGTCTTGAAGCTGATTAACTTGTTCTGCGCTTCGTAAATGAGCTACAGTTTCAACCGTGTCATATAAATCAGGATATTCTTGTTTAAACTTCTCCAATTCTTCTGGAGTTTTGGGAACTTGATATTCGGATGCAGTAGTTTTTGCTACCGCCAGAAGCTCTTGTTCGCGTTGTTTAAATTCTGATACCCTATCATCATAATGACGCTTTAAGTCATCGTATCTTTTTTTATAGTTAGTACGTTTTTTGGGAGCATCAGCTTCTTGTTCAGGGGCCTCGTCTTCGGGGGTAGCCTGTTGCTGTGGTTTCTCAAAAAATAATTGTTCCGCAGTATCTGTGGGTGGGCCATCAGCTTTATGCCAAGGCTTAATCATGTTATACGGATTTGGAGTTTTCTCCTCTGTTTGGGTTGCTTCACTCATATTTTTTCTCCTACGGGGCTTGTACTCTGCAAGGTAGCCATACTAATTCTTTCTTTTGGCCCAAGAAAAATTTATGGGGCTTGGCTTGTCAAGGTAGCCGTAAATTATAATTATCTAAGACTTGGAGTTTTATTAGCCTTGATGCTCATTAACTTTCGTATATCATCATCAGTGCTACTTCCTTGTCCTAGTATTTCTTCATCATCTTGAAGGACTCCTCCAAGATAACGTCCTTCTCTCATTAGCCCACCGTCATAAGCCCGTTCTGCTTCATCCATTAATGTTTGAAGATTATCGGGGCCTAATTGTTCAGTAGCCTTTTGAGTCATCACAAACTCTCCATCCGACAACCTAGCCGGTATTGAGTCTGATATACCATCTCCGGGGCCTTGGACTTCGCCTGACCCCGAAAATTCAGAAGCTGTTTCTATAACCTTGTCAAATATCATGCTTAGTTGTGGATCAGCTTCCAATATTCCCATTAAATATTGTTGTTCTTCTTGATTTAGAGATTCATTTAAAATGAACACCATATACTCTATTTCCATTTTTGAATCAGGTTCCTGAGCGCCTTCGAGTTCTTCTGGTGTGGCGTTAGGATAGGTGTCTACTGGAACTCCTTCGTCACCTAGTTCCTCACCTACTGGAATTTCTTCCGGTACTGGTCCCATTTCTGGTGGAACCATTAAGGAGCCTTCTTGCTTTCCTTTTCGATTTCTTGATTTACGTTTTCGATTTTTCTGTTTACGCATAAGGAACTCCTTAGTTCTCGTCTTTCTCTTTTAATACAACCATAATATTATCCTTCAACTGCTCTAGGTGTACCAGAGAACTCAGCCTCCCCTGGCTGCGGAACAGTTCCAGTTCCGATGTTGCCCCCGCCAGTACCTGTTGCTCCAAGGTCTTGCGGCTGTTGAGGTACTCCTTGAGGGATTCCCACACCTCCTTGTTGTTCACCAGTGGGAGGAGTTTCTTGGCCTGTAGTTTGTCCATTTTGCATTCCTATAATTTGTGCCATGATCGCCGCTTCTTCGGGATCATTCAACAGTTCATCGGGATCTAAGTCTAAGCTATAAGCTAATTCAGAAATTAATTTATTCATCTTAACAAAAGGCGCTATAGCTGGATTCTGAACAGTCTGTAAGAACATAGTCAGTCTCTGTGACCTAACTTCTTTCTGCATTAAACTATTAGTACCTGTTGCTTTAATTTCTAAATCACCTACAGCACTTAAATGCTTTTCAAGAAACTGCATATTCCATTGGAAGTATGACTCGCCCAAAGGCTTTAAAAGAAAATCATCAAGGTTTTTTATAACTGTTTTTATGTTTAGTGAAGCTGCACCTAATAACATAGACATACCAGAAGCAGTTCTTGTCATACTTTGGACGCCTGTTTGACCATGACTATAACTTGGTATTCCTGTTTGTTCATCGGCAAGCTGCCTAAACTTATCAAACATCATCATATTTTCTTGAGATGTATTTGGAAATTTCAAACCGTGTATAGCTGTACCCGGAACTCCAGCCTGTCGTTTGAATACTTTACCGGGGTATATCTCCATATTCTGTCCACCAACTAAGGCAGTTTCGTCTACGTCAAATACCAGTGAACCTGAAAGTGCTAAGTTATCGATAGCCATTCTTGCGTGACCATTCATTATCTGTTGTGAGTCGTCCATATTTTCTGCGACACCAATCCCAAAAAAGCTATACGGATTCCTTTCGTAGGGGAAAGCTTGGTAAGGAACTCTAAAAGGTGTGAATGGATTTACAACAGAACGAAGTAATTGTCCATTACAAATCCATGCATTGATCTGAACTTCATCTAAATCATCTACATCTTCTGGTATATCCATACCTACTTCACGGGCATACTCCGCATCCATTACACCCCAATATTCTAAAACGTCAAACTGACCAGATCCAAACTCTTCAGAAACATCTTCATCTCTTAATTCATGTTCGTAATCTTTTTCTACATAATTAGGCCCCATTGTCAAACATTTTCGAATAGCATCCTTATCAAAGTAAGGCATCTTTCCGAGACTTCTTAATTGCGTTCTATTGAATTTATGACGGTGGAAAATATATTCGGCCTCGTCCATATTCGTCGCACTTGGGTCAGGGAAAAAATCCCAAAGAGATACAAACTCAATACGTGGAACCCGAACATCTACAGGTTTGAAAATTCTTTCGCCTTCTTCATTTTCATCCCACCTGTTAAGTGTTTTATTAAAATTGAAAGGGCCTTTAATAATTCCTGTACCAAATAATGAACATTCAAAAAGAGCAGAACGTAACTCAGATGACCCATTAGATTCTTCAATTTGATCGTGTATTAGTTTTTCCATACTTCTTGCAGCCTTTTGAGCAGGACTTACTTCTAAGGCTTGCGGAAGTGGACTCAACCCTTCGTCCATTTCTAATTCTTTTTCAGGTCGCACTACCTCAAACTTACCTGCTCCGTAGGTTGCTCCGGGCTTTAATACACGATCATCACCTTCATATCCAACATCAAAAGGATTATCTTGTTCTTCTTTTTCGGGTTCTTCCATTGGCTGTGGCGGTGGAGAAGTTTCCAGAGAAGGATTAAAGTTGGCGTGTTCTTCAATCCCCTCTGGAACTTTCGTTTCGGATACACCAATAGGAAATTTATTACCTCCGAAAATAACATCAACTAATTGTCCAAAAGCAGCTAGTACTTTTGTCTTAGTTATTTTTACAAAAACTCTAGACTTTTCAGATTCTCGAAAACGTATACTCTTTCCGTAAAGTCCACGATAGTTATGGTAGGCAGTGAGCCAACGGCTTTCGTGTTGGTCTCTTGCAGACTGAGCCGCACTATAACGAGATAATAGTAAAGAAACAAAGCTATTACGCAAAGACTCTTCGAGGTCTAGCGTTTTACCATGCTCGTTCTCTACCTCTTTAAAATAGAGTTCGTTAGCCGTTAATGTATTTTCTTCGTTTTCTTCAGCCATATATAAATATCTCTTTATTTACCAAAAGGCATAGACAATCTAAACCCAACCGTACCTAGATAATCTTCCTTAGTACCACCATAAAGCGTTAATCCTGCGCCTTTCGTACCAAAACCTAATGATTGAATATCTCTATAATGTGTAAGTCTATACTTATTAGTATCTAGATCAACTTCACTAGTCGTTGTACCGCCGGTTGAGTGTTGATAACTTGTAGTTACCTGTTTGGGTCCGCCTAAACCACCATAAACTTCAGAATGTAGTCCGCCCCCTTCAACTCCAACAGACCATACAGGAGTCGCAGTTTCAGGAGCTAGCCCTACCCGCGCATCTAATGCTGTAGCCATCCCAGCAATATTAACATGCCGTTCCGTAGATAAACCACCCGCATTATACTTAGCTCGTTTTTTCTTAGGCATGATTATAGCTTCTCCTTATTCCTTTTCTTTTTTAATGAACTCTACTAACAATTGAAGACCTATCTTTATCTCAGCAATATCGACTTGTAGCTTACTAATAGCTTCTGCGTGGTGAATATGGTAACGTCCAAATTCATTTTTAACATCAATTAGGCTCCACGAAACAAATCTATATAAAGCATAAATTGCACCAAGTAAAAGAACTAAGGGCAACCCATACTTTTCAACCGTTGCTAAATTAAATAAACCTGTTGGTTCCATTTATTTTAAAAAAACTTATTAGCTAGCCTGAGTCGTTGTAATAGCATCCTGTACTTTGCACATGCCGTCAAGATACCAATTAGTGCCATCAGACCACACATGAACATAATCGCCATGAACAGCCAAATTTGCTACTAATGAAATAGTATCAGCATCTGAAGCGGTAGCAACACTTCCTTGTGCGTCTTCGGCTGACGAAACATTACCTACAATAACGTTTGCACTTGAAGCTGTTACAACTGTATGAGTACTAGTAGGCTCTGTAGCGCCAACATAGAACCAATACTCAAGTCCAGCAGCCGCTGTTGGTAGAGTTTGGATTCGAGCAGTCGCTGTGTTCATAACAAAACGAGTACCTGATTCCGCAGCCGTGATAGTGTTAGCTGCTGTAATTGCGTCTGTATCTGAAGGTTTTTGAACTTTTTCAGCTAGTTCACGAACATCGCTAGTTTTAGCTGAGTTTCGTCCTGTATCTCTAATATTTACAATCGCCATAATTTTCTCCTGTATTTAGTATCCGAATGTGGTGTCAGAAGGCGTATAAGCCTGCTGTAAATGTAAATGCCTTAATTGACTATATGGATCATTTACTCTTGGTCTTGACATAATCAAATATCTTAACGCATCATAAGCGTGATCAGCCGCGTGTGTATCAACATCCTCGGGATTATTCTTATCCAGAGGAATACCTTGTAGTTCGCGTATCAGGTTAGGGCAAGTATTAAATATTTGCAGTCGTGGCCTTCCGCTTTGCTGAACTCGTAGGTATTCATGGAGTTGAATCTTTCCTTGAATGCGATTTTTATCAGCCCTGCGGAGCTTATGACCTGCACGTTGTAAGGTTTCCCCTACAGTTGGCCCCGTAGTTCCGGTTCGCGCCCAAGCCGATGTATCTAGTACGCCTTGAACACTATAAGGGTCTCTTACTTCCATATGAGTAATCATATGCGCTAAATCAACACCCGTTAAATTTTTTCGATAAAGTTCCCTATAGATAATTAACGTACCGTCTGTGGGGTCAACACTGCCCCATATACAAGCACTTTCAGAAGCGTAACCATAGTCAATCCCTTTTACTCGCTCCCATCCTAGTGGGATCTCAAAAGGAATAATAACGTGCGTTTGTAAATCAAACTCAGTAAAGGCTGCTCCTTCTGCCACATCCCAATCGCCCTCCAAAAGTTGCTTTCGCTGTACAGCCGGTAAAGCTTGTAGCATGTGCTCATAACGACCATCCTGACAAAGATATGGATTATCTTGTAGTCTTGCTGGAATAAACTTCCGCGTTAGACCGTCCTCACCCTCAAAAGATTCATTCGGTGGAGCAGAGGTCACATATCTTTTTTTAACCCACTGTGATCCTACACCACCGGGATTAGCCGTACAACGTAAATAAGGTGTTATTTCCGAATCTGTTGTACGCAATCTCGATGCTAAATAGTTCCAAGAGAATTCTGTTGGTAGATGCGTGATCTCATCAAACCCTATCCATGAATAAGCTTGTCCTTGATAACGATAAACATCAGCATCTCTTTCTAAAAAACCAAATTCTATTTTAGCGCCACTCGGAAAGTTCCATAGTTTTTCTACTTCTCTAAATTTACATCCGGGGAAAGCTTGTGGATAAAGTTCTCTAGATTTATCGATAAGCTCTCGTAGTTCGGGCATTGACCTTCTTAATATTAAAGCCCTATGAGCAGCCCTGTGAGCATACCTCAAAGGGTCTACTAACATCGCATAAGACTTTCCGCCTCCTGCTGCTCCACCATAAAGAACATCTATCTCCGGTGAAGCTAAAAAATCTGTTTGCGGACCAGCGTTAGGTTTAAAAACAACATTATTATCGATTTCTTTTCTAACCCTTAAGGGGGCATCATCAATAATATCCGTTGTTGTAACCTGTCCTGTCTTTGTTGTTTTGTTCTTATTAAGTTTATTTAATAATTCTTTCGAGTTATTTAATGCCTTACGCTGATTCTGTAATTTTGTTTCAACTGCTTTAACTCTTCTTTGCTTAGTTTTAACAGCTTTATTAGCTTGCATACGTGCTTTTGTATCACTATGGTAATTATATCCTCTTCCTTTTGAACCTTTTGCGCGACCAGTTTTCTTACAGGGTGTACCATCCTTTTTAAGGATAAAACTTCCGTTGTCGTCTGTAGCATATTTCTCTGGATGTATCTCCCAATCAAGTTTAGTAACGGTCTCTGATGACATTCTTTAATCCTTGGTGGCTTATGTTACGTCCAGTTTTAAAGGTGAGCCAAGCTGCTCCATCACGAAGAGATATTGATTTATCCGAAACTAGTGTTTGGATCTTATCAAGTGCCTCTAGTTCTTCTGGAACCTCTTCGAGTTCCTTTGAACCTTCTGTATATGGTCTATAGCCAAATGGCGTTTTACCTAACTTCGGCCTCAATGATTATTTCCTCCTTTGCTGGTAATATAAACACTCCACCCGAGACTTCGTGTTTAACCTCTAGTGAATCCTTTTTACCTAGCCCTACGCGATCTAAGATCGTCTGCGCTGCCTGAATTCTCATACTTGCTTGTGGGATTGGTTCATTAGATTCCATCACATCTACAAGTTTTTGTGCAGCTTGCGGGGCTGACTGAGCAAGAATAGTCGAAGCCATCTCTAAAATTTCAGATTTAAGTGCTTTAACTACATGCCAATGAGTAGTATATCCTGATAGTTCAGCAGCTTTTTTAGGATCACCCCCAGTTGAAATTAAGTTTTCAAGGAAATTCTCTTGTTTAGTTGTTAATTGTTTATTCATATTATTACATTATAGGGCTGTATTTCAGGTTTGTCAAGTAGTTTGATAAAAAAGGACTTGACAAGTTCCATATTCAACCCTATAATACTAAGTGTACCCCCCAGGGTTGCAGCACTATTATAGAAGCCCGTTTTAAACCCCTCCCTTGTCAGTTAAACTCCGAGGTTAGCTAGGTGCAGTACAAGACCTCAATATAAAATACCTCCAAGAAGAATAAGTAACTATGAGGTATTAGCGAAATAAGGGCATCCCAAAAGTATAAGACTATTTTCAAGCCCTATTAGGGAGCATCTCAGAAGCTCAGCTAGTGTGTATCAACTTTACATTTGAAAATGGCTCAAAATGTTTGTGATTTAGTTTATATGGTGGGTGGGGGGTATGGTCTCCTGCCCCTCCCAAGCCTCCGAGGCTCTCCGAAATCTTAAACCTAAG